AAGTTTGGATCCTGGGTTAGCAGCTCTGTAAGAGGCAACACCTTTTTTATTTAATCCACCAGATTCTGACTTACCTTCCTTACGTTGCCACGCAGGTGTCTTACCACCTTTAGCCATGTAGGCTCGGCCATATCCTCTTAAAGCTATTCCCGGCATTATTTTTTAGCTGTCTTCGCAGATTCTTTTAATGCTTTATCTGTAACAGATCCTTTACCTGGTTTGCTAGTGCCTCTTTTTTTAGCTCGGTTCATATAATAATATAAACCTTTCTTAGCAACGCCACCATCTTTAGTTCTATGATATCCTTTTTTAACTTTACCACCTTTTTTCATTTCAACTTTTTTACCCATTCCTTTTGCCATACCTTTAGCTCTAGCTACTTCCCAACCTTCTTTTTTTCCATCTTTATTAATGTCTCTAACTTTAACAGTTCCACCTTTTTTGTATCCCTGTCTTAAGATAGGACTTTTTCCTTTGATTGATATATCACCCATTAGTGTGCTCCGTTTCCGTTTCTAATTAATTTTTCAACGTCTTTATTAAGCTTTTTAACTTGTTCTTGTAAAAAATCAATATTGATTTTATTATTTCTCATACTTTTTATTTCTTCCTCCACCTCTTCTAATAAACCTGCGATATGCTCCACAAGCATAAAAAGCTCGGCCTCCCCGGAAGACTGCCCTAATTCTCCACGCGGGTATTTGATTCTAAACTCAGTATTATGTTGTAAATCTTTTTCAAACAATTCTAATTTTGTGCTGTGCTGGTTGAGCTTCTCATTAATTCCAAAATAAGCCCAGGTGCCAATTGCGACCATCATGATCAAACTGGCAACCGTCTTCATCGGCATCTGCACGGCTGCTTCTTCAGAAATTTTTAATGGTTTATTTGCCATTTTTCTTTTTCTTTTTACATTTACAACGAGGTGCAAAAAATAAATTATCTAACCATGCAGTATATCTATCTAACATGTCACAAAATTTTAATATGTATTTATCAATCATCTTTTGGTTTTGGCTTTGGTAGTATATACCCTTTTGGAGGCATTTTCAATTTGCTTTTTCCTGAGTTTATGAACTTATCTCCCATTAAATTAACATCAGGGTTCTCTTTTTTATACTCATCTTTCATATCATCCCAAAGACTTTTCGAATCAGATGGTCTAGTGTTATCTCTTGCAGGAGTTACACCTCTACATTTTGATACAAGTAAAGCAAAGTTTTCATTTAATGCAAGACTAGGATTGCTGTTAACCCTACCACACATCTTCATCAACTCTAGTTGTTGTTTGATTGCTACATTTTCTTTTGAAGTCTTACAGTCTGTACCCAAATATTTTCTAAATGTAATACTAAAATTTTGTGAGTCATTATCATAATCACTTGAGTTATATGTATGATAATCTTGTGTATTATTTCTATCTTCAACTCTAAATTCCATTTCACCACATCGTACACCATACTCGTTAAGATATTCGTTTCTAGGATATGCAGGGCCCACACAAAGAGCAAGAAAAGTCATTGCTAAGATTAGTATTCCTGTAAAATAATAATTCATCCTGGCTATCTCCATGGGTCATTACCTATTTAAATCTTTAATATCATAGTCATGTTCTCGGACTTGATCTGCTAATTGTCTATATAAATTTTCTGCCATCTGCCACGTAGATTCTGCAGAAGTTAGTCTTGTGTTTTGATCTGTAATCTTATCTTCAGCAACTTTTAAATCTCTTTGTAAACTTATAATTTCTTGCTGATTTGAATTAATTGTATCTGTAAGATTAACTATATAACGAACGCCAGTAAATGTACCGACTAGCACTGAAGCTACTACAGGGACCATAACTATATTTTTTTTTAATAGATCTGCTAAATTCATTTACATTCCTCATTTTATCTCTCCCCAATTGGCACCATGTTCATAATCTACTTTGTTTGGAACTTTAAGTTCTACAGCTGATTCCATAATCTCTATAATGTTTTCAGCTTGGGCATCAGATTCAATAGAAATATCTACTTCATCATGAATTTGTATGTGAGGTATTATACCATTTTCGTATAAAGCTACCATACTTTTTTTTGTCATATCGGCCGCGCTACCTTGAATTAATTTATTTAAAGCTTTGTAAGTAAATGCACGCTTTAATGGTTCATCATATTCTTTTCTAGCTTGTTCTAGAGGTAATGGTTTAAAGACACCAAATTGTACTGGCTGCCATAAATCAAAATGACACGCACGACCTCCTAAAGTTCTAATCTTACCTCTGTCTTCTGCTTTACGTGTAACATTATCCATAAGTTGTTTTACAAAAGGAGCTTTTCTATGATACTGAGCAATTAATTTTCCTGCTGAGTCTTTCATTAAACCTAGTTCAGCCATCAATTTATTTTTACCCATTCCATACATAAGACCTAAATTAATCGTCTTAGCTTGCTTCCGTTCTATGCCTGCCATGTCGGCCACGACCTGATGGAAATCCGCGTCTCCGGCCTTGTATGCGTCAACAATTTCATCAACTCCCTCTAAATTTTGTAGTTTTGCATAATGTACTAAAATTCTAGGTTCTTGTTGTGAGTAGTCAAATGATCCCCATTTGTGATTTCCTTCTGGAATAAATATAGATCTAATCATCGGTCCGAGCTCCGGGTGCCTCGCTGGAATCTGCTGTAAGTTTGGATTGCTCATTGAGAATCTTCCTGTTACTGTTCCACCTTGATCTGATCTAATCTGATTTATGTCTGCATGTATTCTTCCATTATGTGCATGCTTGGTAATTGAATCTATAAAAGTTGTATGCGCTTTGTTAATCTCTCTTGCGTCTGCAATTGATCGAGCTAACTCATGAGGATGGTTTTGTAAAAAGTTTTTTGTAAAGCTAGGCTCATTACTTTTTTCTGTTCTATCATAGGGAAGTTTTAATTTGTCGAACGCTTTTGCAATACTTCGAGCTGCATGAATTTCAACGTCAATTCCTGTTAAATCCTTGATTTTACTCACTATTTTGGCTTCTCGTTTCATAAGATTTTTTTTCAAATTGTCCGCATGTTCAAGATCAACTCTTACACCTTTAAATCTCATGTCAACTAAACAAGGAAATAATTTTGTCTCTAATGTAAAGACATCCATTAATTCTTGATTATATAATTCTGTACTTAGTCTTTGCCAAAGTTTTAATGTAGCTTCAGCATCACGTTCAGCATACTCACCTACATACATTGCAGGAAGCTTATGCATTTCTGATTTAGGATTAATAGAATAACTTTTGGCTGCTTCATTTAATAAAGATTCGTTCTTACCTAAACCTACATAATATCTTGATAAGATATCTAATCTATAAGATAGTCTATTTTCATCTATTAATGAGGCTGCAATCATTGTATCGACAATCTTACCTCTAATTTTTATACCGGCTTGTCTTAACCAACAGACATCATACATAGCATTATGAAATATAAAGGTGGTTTTTTCTTGATTTACAAGGTCCTGGACCCACTCTAAAACGAGTTTTTTGTCCATATTTCCACCACCCTCGTGTCCTATAGGATAATAGCCCGACCAGCCCTCTACGGCCACCGCAACGCCAGCAATGTGCCCTTTTCCCGTGACATTACCCGAGCCTAAAGTGGTTAATTCAGGATCATAAGTCTCTAAATCAATCGCCACTTCCTTGGCTCCTGATAAATCTTTCAGTTCATGTGGGGCTACCCATTCTGTTTCGGGTGCAAAGAGAGGAATTTGAGTATTCCTCACGAGTAATCTCTTTCGAGTATCATTTCTAAATAATGAATTGCCTTCTTCACATCTTCCTCTTTTCCTTTTATCGCATGACGACAAATGTACTTTATAGCATTTCCCTCAGCAAACAAGAGTTTATTTTCATTAATAAACTCAGCTGGCTGAATAGGCATATTTCGGTAGTGTTTCCCACCTACCTGTTCTTCTAAGGATTTATAAGTTGTTCCTTTAAACATATCTTTATTTGTCATATTATGTAAGCTCGATCAAAATTCTTAGGATCTAACACATGCAATTCACGCTTCGCTCTCGTCGCACCAGTATAAAATAATCTATGTAATTCATCTGGATCATGACTAAAAGTCTCAATTGCCGCACCTGTCAGGTCCTGCATAAGTAATACTTGATCAGCTTCTCCTCCTTTCGCTCCATGTATTGTTGACATTTTTATACGAGGATTTTTATTTATTTGCTCGCCATTCGCCCTCATATTACGAATGTAAGTTTCTGTCATTGGATCAAGTCCTTCAAAAGCTTCATACCAAACTTTATCGGTAATTAATCCATGGGTTTCTTTGCATTCTTTTAATGTATATTTTACATCTGAATGTAAAGTTTTACCTTTTTGGAATCCAACTAAAACATTGGATCCTAAATACTCATATATATTTTTAATTTCTAAATGATTTAATTGTGCATCTTTACGCCATGCTTCCCAATTATTTAAAGCTAATAATAATTTTAAAGGCACAGAATTAATTCCTTTGTATTGAAAGTACCATCCTTGAATTTCGCACAAATCTTTTGCGTCTTCTAAAAAATAGTTGGCTGAAGATAAAACTAACCATTCACCTTTGCTCATGTCGACCTGAGTAATATCGGAATATCTTTTTAAGATTCCTATTTCTTCTCTAGGTTTATATTCTTTATCAAATCTATTTTGTACTTTACTTATTATTTTTTGAGATAGTTCATGTATAGGTCCACCAGGAATTCTATAAGATTGATCTAAGGTTTGAATGTCATCCACTTCTTCTTTTAAAGCTATGAAATGATCTACATCTGCACCAGCCCATTTAAAAATAGCTTGGTCATCATCACCTGCAATGTAAGTTTTCCCTGCGCGACTCCATATCTTTCTTACCATATCCCATTGTAGTAATGATAAGTCTTGAGCTTCATCTATAAATAATACTTCAAACTTGTTTAAAGTCTCTTTATTTAAAAAGTCTTCCAGTAAATCTGTAAAGTCTTTAAGTCCTTTTTCTTTTTTAAATCGTTTTAATTCTTCGGCTAATAAAAATAAAGTACCACGTTCTATATCTAAAATATTTTGTCGCGAATCATAATACTCTAGTAAGTCCATACGTTTAACTCTAGCTGTATTAATGATAGTTAAATATTCATTGTCTGAATTAAATGTACCATCTTCTGTAGAATACTTTGCAGTCTTAATGGGAATCCCACATTTCTGTCCAAATTCTTTATAATCTTCTTGTTTCATCATTTTTTCTTTAGTCATTCCTAATTGATTAAATGCGTAGGAGTGTAAAGTTCTAAAAAATGGAAGATCGTTTTCTATATCTAAATTAAATTTTTCGGCCGCACGTGTGGCTGCCTCTGTCGCAGCTTTCTTTGTAAAAGAAAAGTAACCTATTTGTCTAGGCCTTATCCCATCTTTTAGAAATTGATCGACTAAGTTTAACAACGTTGTTGTCTTTCCTGTCCCTGGTGGTCCTAGTATTATTGTTTTCATATTTCTTTAATTTCCTTTCCGCTATTTTTAATTGTATTTGTGTTAATTCTAATTCTTCTGTTAGTTCGTGTATTATTAATCTAAATCTTAAATGCCAATTGACCCCTACATCTTTAGAGTATTTCATTAAAAGTTCTCTTGTTGATAAGGTTCTTTAGAAGTAGACGCTTCTATTTTTTTCATTGTTTTAATTTTAATTAATCTTGGTGTTTGTTTTTTAATGGTCATTCTTACTTCTTCTATAAATATATCTTCACTATATCCTTCTTTAGTAGTTAATCTTTTAATTAAATTTCCAGTTTTAATTTTATCCATGTCCCAGTTATTCTTTTTTAAGAAACTGTAAAAATCTTCCATTCTAAAATATGTAAACTCTCCATCTGTATAAGGCAGTTTATTAAAGATATCGTCTAATGTTCTTGCTGTTTGTCTATTAGTAGTCCAATCTTGTAAAAGTCCTGTCACTTCATTAATAGGATCTAAAGACTCTAATGGTTCTACTTCTTGTAAGTTAGTCATCATTGGTTTTAAAAAATGTTGTTTCCAATCTTTAGGTTTAGGTACAGGTACAATTTTATTAGCTTGATCTAAACAAGCTAACGCAAACATACCTGGATTATAAAGTTGTTCTGATTTTAGTTCGATTCTTTTTTTATCTACATCTAAAAACCATTGAGGAGGATTAGAAGTATATTTAGTTAAACTTCCAAGAACCGGCATTTCTTCCTCGCCAAATCCTACACCAAATCTTTTTGTTCTGCATAATCCTGATTGACATACAGAATTAATAGGTGCATCCTTACATCTATATTTATCATAACCTTTTCTGTTAACAGATTTTATTAACTGTTGAACTTCATTGTTACTTAATGGGGGGTCCATGAATTTCATATTTGCTTTTACAATTTCATCCTCCCATGTATCTGGTTTAGATTGTTTATAATACACCGCTATATTAAATAATGC